GATGGCCGCGATGTCGTCGGAAGACTTCGTCGCCCTGATGGTCGACGATCTCCATCTTCATCGTCCCCGGCTCCAGGTCCAGGCTCGGCTGGGCGATCCCCATCGCGGCCTTGTACATGGCTGCCCGGACCTGCGGTTCGATGTCGACGGGCAGGAATACGCCGGTGCCGTGGATCGGATTCGTAGCCAGGTTCAGGGTCTGGATGGCCCCGACGTCGACTGCCGGGTTGTGGCCGCCGAGGGGACCGTAACGCAGCGGCAGCGGTGTGTTGCGGGAGGTCACCGCCCCGGCCTGGAACAGGCGGCGGTCACCGGTGGGCTTGCCGTACGGGGCGAGTGGCCCACTCCAGCGGTACGCGACCATCAGGTGACACTCCTCTCTTTAATGATCATGGAACACCTGCAGGACACCACCTCGCTGGCTGGGGCCTCAGGGTCTCCGGGATACAGCATAAGACTGTCTCCCACGAGGAATTTGCTGTTCAGCGGGACAGTTTGACCGTCAGCGGCGACATGGGTCGCCCGAACGCGATCATCATGACGTGTTCGCCACGACTTGTCGTAGGCGACCTGACGGGTATTCGACAGGTACATCGCGGCGGCCTGGGTGGCCGCGTTCGCCATCCGGTGCACCTCGGTGGCGGCAATCGTCTTCGCCCGACCCTGCCAATTCTCGGATCCGGTAGCGTCCAGGAAGGCGTCGACCGCCCGCTCGATCTGGTCCGGGGTCCTACCGACGGCAACCGATGAGGAGATCAGGCGTTGAAGGTCATTCTGGACTTCGAGGGGGACGCGTGCCAGGTATACGCGACTTTCGGCGAGGACGCCCTGTATCAGGGTGAGTTGACGGGCATCCGGTATGCCGGCGACACTGTCGAATTCCGCGTGCGCGACGGCTTCGAGTTCACCCTGCAGGTCACCCACCAGTCCGTCCCACAATGGTTGAGTGACGGCTACCGCATGGGTATCGAACTTCCCGCTGAGTTCGAGCCAGGCGCGGTGGACGGCATCCCGGACGGCGGCGAGCCACGTCCTGATCGCGGCGAAAACCTTCCCCGCGAACTGACGCTCCGCCGCCATCCGGTCGACCATCAGAGATAACCGTTGTCCTCTAGCGCGTCGAGTTCACTGTTGTAGGCGTCCACCATTGCCTGCGCCAACTCGGGGATGCGGATGTAGCCGACCTGCTGGTCGGCGGTGTGTTCCCGGCCGGATTCGACGTCCGCCCAGTAGACGTTGCACTGCTGGTGGCGGCCGGTCCGCAGGCGTCGCTCACTCACTGATCAGCCCTCGCCGCCGGAGCGCGTCGACCATGGCATCCGGGCGGTGCGGCTGCCCGGACCACAGCAGGGTCGAGGTGTATTCGTGCAGCACCGACGTCAGCTCCTCGATGTCCACGTCCACGTATTCCATCAACGCCGGCAGGGACTGCCAGGCGCCGGCCAGGAGTTCGGCGGTCCGCTCCGATCCGACAATGCGCATCCGGGTGTGGATCTCCATCTTCGGCACGTCCGGGAAGCGGTTCTGCCGGGTGATCAGGCGACCACCGGCCACCTCCAGGGCGCGGATGACGGCGGCGTTCGCGGTCGACATCAGGACGAGTTCAGCCGCCCCGGCGGCGGAGGTCACCGTCACCGGCGTCTTCTGCTGGCCGGGCGGCACCGGTGAACGGTCCGGGGTCGGTTGGCGGGTATCGATCGTGCCGACCTTCGCCGGGGGTGGCGGCGGCGGCGGGCCGATCATCGGCTTCGTGCCGATCTCGGAGTCATCGGAGATGTACTTGTCGATGTGGATCATCTTCCGGAAGTCCTTGTCGGACAACAGTTGTGGATCCTGTACGGCGACGAGGCGACCGAAGTTCGCGGCGGCTTCCTCATCCGACATCGCCTGGTCCTCACGGAAGTAGCCGGCCTCCCGGACCGCCTCCCCGGACAGCAGACCCTCCTTGTAGAGGGCGACCGCGTCCTCCAGCCGGGTGGCCCGGATGGTCAGGCCGGAAGTGTCGAACCAGTAGCAGTAGCGCTTCGGGTCCTTCCCGAGCTTCTTCAGCGACGGGATCAGGGTCGCCTTCGTCAAGGCGTCACAGATGCGCGTCATCGGGGGCTCGATGTGCACCTTGACGGCGTTCTCGTCGATGTACCAGGCCGACCAGTGGTTGGAGGCGCCGAGACCGGTCATGATCTCCGGCGGGAAGTCCATCGAATACGCGAAGCGCTCGATGGCCTCCTTCCGCAGCGACATCGCCTGCTCGGACAGGCCGGTGTCGAAGGAGACCAGGTTCAGCTTCCCGAGGGTTTCCGGTGGAACCTCGATGATGACCGGCAGGACGCCGGCAGCGGAACCCTCGCCGCGCAGCGACGCCTGACCGGCCTGGGCGAGCTTCGCCATCAGGGTGTCGGCGGCGCCCATCTCGTCGTCTTCGTCGGGGAAGTCGATCCCGGCCGGGATCGGCAGCAGCCCGCCACCGATCAGGCGGGAGTCGATCTGGCTGAAAATGTACTTCGTCAGGCGTTCCAGTTCGACGATGACGTTCATCGCCCCGTGCGCCGGGGAGTCGGCGAGCCATACCCGCTGCGGATGCGGCGTCCAGACGCGGACGATCATGTCGGTGTTGTCGAGGAGCTGAATCGGTCCATCGACGGAGTTGTAGAAGACGCCGGCCTGCCAACGGCTGAGCTCGGAGGGCACGACGATGTACCACTGGTCGTCGGCGTTGGCACTGCGGGCCGCGTAGCCGACGATGTAGAACTCGCCGCAGACGGTCAGGTCGATCCCCATCAGGCGCAGCGATTCCGCTTTCGCGGTCGGTCCGCCGAGCATGTTGTTGGCGAGGGCCTGGATTTCCGGATCCGAAGTTTCGGGACCGATCTTGTCGTTCTCGTCGATCTCGGCGACGTAGATGCGCACCCGGCTCATCATCGAGCCGACCCAGTTCGCGGCGAAGCGGAGTTCACCGACGACGTCGTAGAGGCGCCACAGTTCGCGCTGCCAGACCTCGTCGCGGCCGAACTGGTAGATGCGCCAGCTCAGCAGGTCGTTGTATTGGATCTGGACGGCGGAGGCGACGAGGCTGTGCGTCGCGGCCGGCTTCGCGGCCTCGACTGCGGCGGACTTGCGGTCCCAGGGGCGTGGCATCTCAGACGTCGTCCAGTTTCACGAGGTAGACCTGGAGTTGGGCGATGGCCCCGGCCAGGACTGGGATGATGAACCCGGCGTCGGCCGAGAAGAAGTACCAGCACACGGCGGCGACCGCCGCCGTCCAGACGGTGACGCAGTATTTGCAGTGCAGCAAGAAGGTGAACCAGCCGGTTTCCCCGTTGTGGCGCAGCGTCCACCGGCGTAGCGGCAGGAAGATCGCGTCGGTGGACACCAGTCGACCGGCCCGGATGGCGGCCAGCGCGGTCATGAGCAGGCTCAACCAGACTGGGATCATGGACATAGGTTAGAACATCCGTCGCTTGTCAAGGGATAGCGACGAGAATTGTCTAAACGGAGTAGCGATCACGCCAATCCTCGGGGATCCGCAAACTGTCCAGATCGACAGGGCTGGCCATTCGCATGGTCTTCTTCTCGGCGGCCATGAAATGCCGGGCGACGTGAACCATGGCGTCCATCCGGTCCGGGGAATCCCCGCCGGAGTCCGGCACGAATTCGGCGCACTGCTTCTCCAGCTCCTCGTGCCGGCCGACGAAATGCAGCCGCTGCTGCTCCAGTCGCATCGCCACCGGTTCGGCCCGCGTCTTCTTTCCGTGCTTGGAGTCGACGGCCTTCATCGGGGTGGTAGTCCCGGCCGGGAATAGGCCCTCCTGCTGGAGTTCCCGGTAGGCGTCGGTGAGGACTTCGGACATCCAAACCTTGCCCAAGTTCGACTCGTACAGCAGGACGTCGGCGCCGTATTCGGCCACCACCCGCCAGCAGTGCAGGGCGGCATCGCGGCCGACTTTCGTCGCCGAGCGGTCGGCGACGATGTAGAGGTGGTTGTTGCGGGCCCGCGCCATGACGACGACCCCCATCTCGTCATCCTCGCCGGTGAGGTTCGGGTCGACACCGACACCGATGGAGATGATGTCGTCGGGTAGTGCCATGACACGCGAGTTCTCCATGTCGAGGCGATTGAAGAGGGCGCCGTCGAGGACGTCCATCAGCTCGCCGTACAGCTCCTGCCGCCCGATGGCGGTGCCCTCGTAGCGGACCCTCAGCTCGGTGACGACGTGCTGGGAAAGATTACTAGAGTTGTCGAAAGTCGATCCCCGCACGAGGGACACGGAACCGTCGGTTCGACCAACCCACTCGCGGAGGATGTCCACGGGTTTGGGGGTGGTGGTAACGAAGACTCGGGGATGATCGCCGAGAAGGTCAGCCCGCAGCGACGGCATGATGCCCTCATACCAGGCCGCTCGGGGGTTCTTCCACTTGCAGATCTCGTCGAGCCATCCTCCCGCTGCGTTGTATCCGCGTCCAACGTCGGCATCGTCTGCCCCCTCACAGTAGATCTTGGACCCGTTCTCGAAGGTCACCATCGGCTTCGGGGCCTTCGTGTACCGGTACTTGATTCCTCGCCGGTTCAATAC